ATCAATTAAAACTCAAAAAGAGAGTTACAGATGACTTTTTGGAATTTGTAAAGTACATTTGGCCTGAGTTTATTAGTGGTTATCATCATAAAATAATTTCTGAAAAATTTAATAAGATCGCTTCTGGGGAAAGTAAGCGATTAATCGTGAATATGCCACCACGGCATACAAAGTCAGAATTTGCATCAAACTATCTACCCGCTTGGATGATTGGAAAGAATCCAAAATTAAAAATTATTCAAGCAACCCATACAGCGGAATTGGCAATACGTTTTGGAAGAAAAGCCAAACACGTTATCGATTCCCATGAATATCAAGAAATTTTTGAGACTTCGCTGCAAGAAGACTCGAAGGCAGCGGGTCGCTGGGAAACAGCGCAAGGAGGTGAGTACTTTGCGGTAGGGGTAGGAGGTGCCATGACTGGAAGAGGTGCTGACTTATTAATCATTGATGATCCACATAAGGAAAAGGATTTATTAAGCAGAGACGCCTTTGAAAGAGCCTATGAGTGGTATACCTCCGGACCCCGTCAACGTTTACAACCAGGCGGCCGGATCGTTTTAGTTATGACCCGTTGGTCAACGAACGATCTCACGGGTCAACTGATGAAGGCGCAGGGAGAAATTAAAGGAGATGAATGGGACCTCGTTGAGTTTCCCGCTATCCTTCCTAACGATAAACCTGTTTGGCCTGAGTATTGGAAACGAGATGAATTAGAAGCGGTTAAAGTTTCCATCAGTATTGGAAAATGGAATGCGCAATATATGCAAACTCCAACGGCGGAAGAAGGAGCCATTATCAAAAGAGAGTGGTGGAAAGATTGGCCACACGATAAACCTCCTAAATGTGATTTTATCATTCAATCTTACGATACGGCTTATTTAAAAAAAGAATCAGCGGATTATTCTGCTATTACGACTTGGGGAGTTTTCACTCGAGAAGGTCATGGTCAGAATGCAATTTTACTTGATGCTTTTAAAGGTCGTTACGAGTTCCCCGAACTTCGACGCCTGGCCCATAAAGAGTATTTAGACTGGAACCCAGACATCGTCTTGATCGAGGCCAAGGCTTCAGGGATTCCTCTGATCCATGAACTTCGACAAATGGATATACCGGTTACGGACTTTACCCCTTCCAAAGGGAACGATAAGCATGTAAGAATGAACTCAATTGCCCATCTTTTTGAACAGGGAAGAATTTGGGCGCCGAAACATAAACCCTTTGCTCAAGAGGTGATTGAGGAATGTGCGGCATTTCCCCATGGGGATTATGACGATTATGTGGATTCGATGACTCAGGCAATTATGCGTTTAAGAAAAGGATATTTTATCACGCACCCTGAAGATTATAAGGACGAAAAAATTGAACGAGTAGGACAAACATATTATGGGTAAAAAATTTTAGAGAAGCAGATAAGATATATATTATGAAAACATCATTAATTAAATTATTTCATTCTTTAGGAAGAAAACAAGCGGCAAAAGCAATGTCTAAAAGAGAAGGCATTACTCAAATTCCAGATGTCATTACTTCACAAGGTGAAGGAGCAGCCGCCTATACAACGCTGCGAGAAGCCGGGTTGACAGATGACGCTTTAGCTAAGCTTATTAATAGTGAACAAGATATTGTAAGACTACTTAATAAAGTTGAATCTATGAGAAACCAAATATTACCGAAACGGGGCTCAGGGATCGCTAGCTTAGAAACAGGGCCCGAGCGTTATAACCGATTAACCGGATTAGATAAGAGCAAGCCCTTTATGGGCTGGACACCTAAAGTGGTTCCAAAAGCAGTAAATATTCCTGCCTCAAAAATTAATCATCAAATAATCGCCGATAAGTACGGCATTGATGTGGAACTCATTAGAGGTAAAGATTGGGTTGAAGTTTTAGAAATTATAAAAAACTTAGGACTTAGACATGGCGGTCTCGCTAGGATCTTGGAGGTATAATGGCATTAATCACATGGCAGGACCTGGTAGCACGATCTAAAGCTAATTCTATGGGATCCCAAGGACCGATTGGACTTAATTCAGCCGAAGCCAAGAAAGCTTTTGATTTTTTTATTAAACAATCGAAATGGAAAACTTTATCTAAGGATGTGCAGCTTCAAAGAATAGCAGCTTTAATTAATCTTAATTTAAACCAGAATAAAGGGAAGTTTGTAGATCCTGTTTATTCGAAACCAGGACCAAGGGCTGATTTTACTTATGAGGCATTATCGAAGAAGGATCCTAATTTCGCTAAAGGCTTTAAAAATTATTTAGACACCCCTAATCCAGCTGGATCACCGCGAACCCCAGAATTAACTAAGATTGCTAATATGAAGGCTCCGTTAAAAGATAAATGGAATCTTTTAAGTAGAGGGGAAAGGCAGAGTGCAAGAGTGTCTATTTTAAATTTTGCCAGTAAAGAAGGAAGACTTCGTTTGGATACTTTTGCTCCTCTTTCTAATTTTACCGCTAATACCATTCGAATCAATATACTTGAGGGAAGAAAAAATCTTCCTGCAAAAAGGACGGCAGAGAATGCTGAAAAATTTCATAAAATTCAAAGAGGAAAAGATTTTTTAAACTTTTTTAAGAAGAATAATATTGAGATATTTCAAAAAGGGACGGGTATTATTTATTTTACGGACCCTAATAAGACTCAACAGAAGGCTTTAGATAATTTTTTAAATTTTAAAAGTACACCTTCTACGGTTGAGAGAAATATATTATTTAAAAGTTCTCACCAACATCCGCTTTACAAAGACACTTCACAAAATTTAAAGTCAGTCTTAAGAGCAGCTAGAAATAATTTAAATGAAACTATCCAAGGATACAATGACAAAGGTCTTAAAAGATTTTTGAAACAAAAACCTAACATGTTAAAGAATGCAACCATGTGGTTTAACAAAGAGACTGGAACCCTTTCTTATACTCCTTTAAGTGATCTTAATAAAAAAGATTTTAATTTCGGCAAGCTCCGTGAGGAGTTAAAATTTGAAATTGAGCATAATCGATCTGTGAACGATTATTGGAAAAAGTTGAGTAAGGACGGTCAAATTCTTGCGAAATATCGATTACTCAATGATGTAGAGTTTGCTCATAATTTATCAGTGGATACTTCACGATATAATCGAGGAGCCAAGGAAATTATTACGAATTGGATAGAAAAGAATCCAACTAAAACTACTCAAATTGCTAATCTAGAAAAAGAGCTAGGAGAACTTGGTCATCGCTTTTATGCCGGGGATAAATGGAGAGGACGAGAATTAAATATTAAATCGGGCTATCGAGATACAGTCCTTGATTCCTGGAGCAAGGCTTTGGAGAAAAGTACCGGAGTGAAATGGAGTGATCAATTTAAAAATATAAGTGCACAAAAATGGACTACGGCGATGAAAGAAGTCGAGCACAGTCCGGCTGCTCTGAGGCAACTTGGGACTTTTTTAGGGTGTCCAAGAACGTTTGCTGCTGAAGGCGGAAGAATAGGATTTCAAACAGGAGGCACAGGTCTTACAGCTTGTGTAAGTACAAAATTAAAACAACCGGGAGCTATAGAAAAAATTGCAGCACTTCCTGGAGAAATAGGTGGTCCTTTAAGTAAATTGAAAAATACAGCAACAACCTTTTTAGGTATGTTGGGTAGAGGCGGATTGAAAGCTGCGCCGCTCGCAGCAGTTGCTGCGCTAGGTGCAGTTGCAGAACCATTAGTGAAACAATTTAGAAGTGATGACTATTCAACTTATTTATCGGATCCAGAACAACAAGGAAGCATGTTGCTTTCTATGGTAGAAGCAGAAACTCCAAAAGTTGATGAGGAAGTTTTAAAATGGCAGTATCCCGGTATGGCTGCGAGTGCAGCAGCCGCGATTCCTGGTTCCAGTGCCATGATGAAAGCGAGAAAAGCAAAAGGCTTTGGTCTTCCAAGACAAGCTCTAGGACCTGTTGGAAAATTTTTAGCAGGATCTTTTTCCCCATTAGGAGTAGCCGCTACTCTTCCTATAAGTGTCGCAGCTCAAGTTAAAGGAGGATCTGAAATAGAAGATATTGCAACCGATCCCTTTAATTGGATGGGACCTGCGTTCGCGAGTGCTGGAGCAAGAATGGCAACACGAGGCATGGCTCCTACAGGAATTTTAGCTAAAGCAATAAGAATGGGAATGAGCCCTACAACATTAAGACTAGGTTCTAGATTCTTAGGAATGCCAGGACTTGCCTTATCAGCAGGATTAACAGGTTATGACTGGTGGAAGAATAGAGGTAAAGATAAAGATGACGAATTCAAAGTAAGGACCTATAAGGACGATGATTAAAAGATTGACTTTAACAATTCCTCCTTTAAGAGGACCTAATCCACAAGGCTTGAATGTCCCTTTCAAACAAGTTAAAACTGTGTTAAAACCGGAGAATATCAATGGCAGAAAAAGACAATATCGACAAGGCTCTACCGAACGTAGATCCTGAAGTCGTATCATCACCTGAAGAGATCGTTGTAACGGATGAAGATAAACTATCGGAAGTCACACCCGATGGTGCTGAAGTTATTATGGATGAAGAAGGTGGAGCGGAAATTAATTTCGATCCCCGAGTCGATCAACCGGCTACTCAGAATCATGAAGAAAATATCGCTGAATTATTAGATGACCATATTTTAGGTCGAATGGGTTCTGATTTAAATGAAAATTATATGCAATACAAAACTTCCCGTAAGGAATGGGAAGATACCTATATCAAAGGTTTAGATTTATTAGGATTCAAGTATGTGAATCCCACGCAGCCGTTTCAAGGAGCCAGTGGTGCAACGCATCCGGTGCTTGCTGAATCGGTAACCCAGTTTCAAGCGCAAGCTTATAAAGAATTACTTCCAGCCATGGGTCCGGTACGGACTCAAGTGTTAGGAAGACCCAGTCGACAAAAAGAAGAACAGTCGATTAGAGTAAAGAATTTCATGAACTATCAACTCATGGATGTGATGAAAGAGTACGAACCTGAGTTCGATCAAATGCTTTTTTATCTACCGTTAGCAGGATCCGCTTTCAAAAAAGTTTATTACGATGAACTTTTAGGACGAGCGGTTTCTAAATTTGTACAAGCTGACGATTTAATTGTCCCGTATA